ATTAGACTTTTAGTCAATAACACGCCCGTTGATTTGTCTGCTGACTTTGACATCTCAATAAACAAGGCAATTGCTGACATTCGTGAACCACAATCAAGGTCAAGCGAGTGGACAAAGACAATCACAATACCAGGGACTGCACAAAACAACAAGCTCTTCTCCCACATCTTTGAGGTCGAACACGTTGTTCGCACATCCACACAATTCGCTCCCGATTTCAACCCCAATAAGAAAGCATCTGCGGTGGTTCTGTTGGACGAAATAGAGCAGTTGAGGGGATTCATCCGATTGATTCAAATAAACGTCACAGATACAACGGCAATCGTTTATGAATGTAGCATTCACGGACAAACCGCAGACCTATTCACTACAATTGCAGAACGCAAATTGAATGAGTTGGATTTCAGCGAGTACAATCACACTTTGTCAAGTGGGAACGTCATAGATTCTTGGTCAAATCAAATCTACAAAAACAATACACTCCAACCATTCGCATTGGGTGAAGGGTATTTGTATGCAATGATAGACAAAGGGTATTCCAACACACGCAACATCACCGATTTCGCAGTCATTGCGATGACACCTTGTCTTTATGCCAAAACGATTGTAGACAAAATCTTCTCGGATGCTGGTTATTCCTACACGGGCGATTCGTTCTTTCACAATGAGCGATTCAAAAGGTTGATTATATCACCACCGAATGGATTGACGTTGAATAGTACCACCATACAAGACCGACAATTTCAAGCAAGTAGAACAGGCACGGCACAACTCGTGCAAAATGGAACGACATTAATCTTCCAAAACGATTCTACATCGGGCAACTTTGACAATGGCAACAATTACAACCCATCAACCGGTGAGTTTATCACTCCAGTATCAGGACAATTCGTATTTAACGCAGATATCATTGCACTACTTACACCGATTGGCTCGTTTACTACGGTGACTTTGGAATATGGTTTGTATGTCAATGGGAGTTTGGTTGATGTAAGTTGGGAAAGTATCAACTTCTCATCCGCAATCACTCACGAATCCTACATAACATTTAACAATGTGAGCTTGGATAGTGGGGACGTTGTGACAATCCGATTCAAAGGGATTTACAACAACTCATCACCATTTGGATATTTGGCGAACTCATCATTTCAATTTGGTTTGTTGGCAGATTCGGTTTTTTGGAATGATCAAAACGCCACTACTTTTGGTTATGGTGATGCCATTGATTTTGGCTCGTTCTTGAATTCGGAAGTCAAACAAAGCGAGATGCTGATGTCATTTGTAAAGATGTTCAATCTCTACATTGAACCTGACAAAGACCAACCAAAGGTGTTGAGGTGTGTTCCTCGTGATGATTTCTACAACGGAAGTCAATTAGATTGGTCAAAGAAGTTGGATTACTCACAACCCATCGAGATTGTGCCAATGGGAGAATTGGATGCAAACCCTTACAAGTTTAGTTACAAGGAAGGCAAGGATGTCAGCAATCAACAATATCAAGAGAACTATCAAAACACATATGGATCACGGACGTTTGAGGTAGACAATGATTTTGTAAAAACGGAGAAAAAAATTGAAATCATTTTTTCACCAACTCAAATCAAGAGTTATGACAACAGACAACGCAACTTTGTCTTGTCTTATGTCGAAGCTCAAAAGGATGGTGACCTTCGTATCTTCTACTATAGTGGTTTACAAACTGGAGTGAGTTGGAAATTGTTCTCCAGTCCTTCAGCGTTCAGCAATCGCACGGCATTGCCAATGACCATTCATTATGATTCATTGAGCAACCCGACATTTGATATCTTGTTCGGGATGCCGAAGGAGTTGGGCGTTGGTGCTGGTTATCGTTACGGCAATTCAAACCTTGTCACGAATTATTACTTTCGTTTTTTGAATGAAATCACCAACAAGAATTCCAAAATAATACGGGCATATTTCCGCATCACTCCGAGTGATTGGTATAACCTACAATTTAAGAATCTGTATTTCTTTGAAGGGCAGTATTGGAGATTGAACAAAGTTGAAAACTACAACCCAACAGATGAAGGCGTTTATTTGTGCGAGTTTTTGTTGGCTCAGTTTATACAACCAGCAACCATCACAAACAAAACCATTGGAAGTGGAACGGGCGGAGGACAAAGTGAGGAAACCTACGGTGATATTTACCCAAGCGGAAGCAACCCAATCAAACCCGGCATTCGTACGGTGAGTGTTGGCACAAGCGAAAGCACAGGCAATGGGGTATTTGTGGGAACTGGAATTGTTCAATCACCAACCAACACCGACAATTCGGGATTTGGTTTGAAGGATGTGGTTTTCGGGACTGAGACAAACGGAAGTGTGGCGATTGTTTGTGAGGACTTTGAGGTGACCAAATCGGACACAATGTATGTCGGCAATTACGAGATGTATCCAAACTTTTTGAGTGGTGGAGATGTCAAAACGCTAACGACAAGTTACACGGCAACAAAGGACGATTACTTATTTCTATTGAACCCAGCAACGGGAGGGATGGTTTTGACCTTACCCGATCCAACTGGATTGAGTGGGAAGTATTTTGCAGTCAAGAAAATAAATGCAGCACATTCCGTGACGATTGCAACAACAGGCACGGCAAAGATTGACGGAGCAGACACACATAGCATATCGGGACATTGGTCAGCACACGAGATTGTGACTGATGGTATTGATTACTTTTTAATGGGAGAAAAATAAGATGGCATTAAATGCAAGTATTGACTTAACCGTCAACAAGCCTGACTTCAAGTCAATGAAGGCAGAGATTAGGGAGTTAACCGTTGCCGCTCAACAAGCGGTAATGCAGTTCGGAGAGTTTTCACCTGAAGCCATCAAGGCTGAGAAGGCACTTGCTCAAGCTCGTGACCGAATGGAGGACTTCAATGACCGAGTGAAGGCAGTAAACCCCGATAAGTTTGCACAATTGAACACGGTTGTTTCGGGAGTTGCTCGTGGATTCCAAGCCGCACAAGGGGCGATGGCATTGTTTGGCAACCAATCCGAAGAACTGGAGAAGACAATGGTCAAGTTGCAAGGAGCGATGGCATTGGCTGAAGGTCTTGAAGGACTTGGAAAAGTTCAACAACAATTTGGGGCGATTGCAAAGAACATCAAAGGTGGTGTGATGAGTGCGTTCAAGGCGTTGGGCAATATGTCAAACCTTGCTTTCGGTGCAATCGGTATCGCTTTGACGTTAATCATTGCCAACTTTGACACACTCAAAAAAGCCGTGATGTCGTTGATCCCTGGTCTTGGTTCAATGGTCAAGTTTGTCGGTGGTTTGGTTCAGCAATTTACCGATTGGGTTGGAATCACATCCGCACAAGATAGGGCATTGGCTAAACTCAACAAGACAACCGAGAGAGCGAATGACCAACTTGACCGAGAGATTGCATTGCTCAAGGCGAGAGGTGACCAAGTTGGCGTTTTCAACAAGGAGCGTGAGAAGTTGGAGAATGACCTTGCACTTGCTCGTGCGAGTTATGGCAAAAACAATGAGAAAAATTGGGGCAAGATTATTGACGATACCAAGAACGCATTGAAGGTGTTGGGTATTGAGCAAGACAACTACCAAAAAGACCAAACCAAAGCTCAAAACGATGCCAACGCACAGGCAGCGAAAGACAGACAAGCAGAAAGAGACAAGAGAAAAGCCGAGAAAAAAAAGGAGGAAGAAGAAGCAGCGGCAGCCGAGAAGTTAAAAAATGAGCAAATCGCTGACGCACAACAAGGGTTTGTTGAATCGGAAAGACAGAGAAGATTGGCACAAGCCAAAACCGAAAAGGAAGAACTCAAGATAAAATACCAAAACGAGCAACTGGCTCTTCGTGATGCATATTGGCAGCAGTTAAAAGCAGCAGAGGGAAACGAGGAAGCCATCAAGTTAATCAAAGCCAAATACCAAAGCGATATCGCAACGGCAAAATTGAACTTTGATGCACAACAAGCCGAAGCCGACAAGAAAGCAAGTGACGAACTGATTGCCAACAAAAAGAAAGAAGGAGAAATTGTTACTGGGATAGCAGTCAAGAGTGCAGAGGATAGAATCAAAGCAGAACAAGCGGTAGAAACTGCAAAAGCGGAATTTGTACAAGCGTCAAGAGATGCAATCACGGCTCTTGGTTCATTGTTTGAAGAAGGAAGTGCAGCGGCTAAAGCTGCAGCGTTGGTGGATATTGCCATCGGAACTGGTGTTGGATTCATCAACGCATTGGACATTGCACAAAAAGGAGCAAAAGCAACAGGACCAGCAGCACCATTTGCATTCCCTATCTTCTACGCATCACAACTTGCAGCGGTTTTGGGTGCAGCAAACAAAGCAAAAACAATCTTGAAAAGTGGCAAAGGTGGTGGAGGAGCATCAGCACCATCGCAAATGGGAGGAGGCGGATTCCCACAAATGGCAGCACCACAAGTAAGCTCAACATTGCCTGAAGTAAACGGATTTGAGCAAAGGGTATTTGTGACCGAAGGAGATATATCACGGACTCAAGGTCGTGTGGCATCATTGAAAAAAGTATCCGTAACTCAATAACGCTATTTAAAGACGATGAAACTTCCAGTTTACAAACTAACCATCAACGAATTTGACGAGGAGACAGGCATTGACTTTGTTTCGCTTGTTGAAAACGCAGCCATCCAAAAGGACTTTTTAGCATTCAGCGAATCGCCTATCAAATTTGCCATCCAAGACGAGGAGAAAAGAATCGTTACCGGTGCAGCGATGATTGCTGATTTGCCCATCTATCGCAGAGACGAAGTGCGTGGTGAATACTATGTCGTATTTGACAAAGAAAGCATCTTCAAGATTGCTAAAAAATGGGCAAGGTCAAACCAATACAATGCAGTCAACACCCACCACAAAACACCCATTGCCGATGGCGTGAGTTTGTTTGAATCATACCTCATTGATAGGGAGCGTGGTGTGATGCCACCAAAAGGATTTGAAGAGGTTGCCGATGGAAGTTGGTTTGTTTCATACCTCATTGACAATGACGAGGTTTGGGCGAAGGTAAAATCAGGTGAGTTCAAAGGGTTCTCGGTAGAGGGCGTTTTTGACTTTCCTGAAGACAAGGAAGAACAACTCATCGAAGCAATGAAAGAGATTCTTTCAAAGTGGAATGGAAAGTAAAATTGCAACAATTAAAAACAAAATCTAATTTATATCAAAATGAACGCAAAAGAAACATTAAAAGAAATCCGCACGATGTTGGGATTTTCTGATGAAGAAACCAAAGTTGAGATGGCAACCGCTACCTTGACTGATGGGACGGTAATTTCTTATGAGGGCGAATTGATGGTAGGAACTGCCATCTTCGTTCAAACCGCTGAAGGTGACATTCCAGCACCTGATGCAACTCACGAGGTTGAAGGTGGTTTGTTGGTTACAACCGTTGGTGGTTTGGTGACAGAAATCGTTGAACCCGAAATTGAAATCGAAATCGAAGCCGAAGAGTTCGCAACCGTATCTCATTTCAATGACGTTGTATCAAAGTTGGAATCTGCAATCGCTGAATTGTCTGCAAAAGTTGTGGCTTTGTCTACATCTAACAACCAGCACAAAGAAGCAATGAGCAAAGCAATTGACTTGATTGAGAAAATTGCTGACTTACCTTCAGAAACCCCAATCAAAACTCCCGTTTCAAACAAGAAAAACGACCAGTTTGAAGCATTGAAAAAATTCAAAAACGCAATAAACAAATAAAACTATGGCATTCTCAGTAGGATCACTCGCTAATTACACCAATGAACAGTCAACTGATTTGTTGGTTAAAGCTCTTTTCGGGAGCAAAACTGCAACCTTGTTGCAATCGTCTAACCAAGTTCAAGTCGGCATCAAAAGTGCATCGGCTTTGAACATCCTTGCTTCAACCGTTTTCTTTCAAGCTGACGGATGTGGTTACAACCCATCAGGTACAACTGCCTTCACTCAACGTAACATCACCGTTGGTGCTGTAAAAGTTGAAGAAACCCTTTGCCCAAAAACTTTGGAAGCCAAGTGGATGCAAACACAAATCATGCCCGGTTCACCAACAATGATTCCTTTCGAGGAGCAAGTAGGTGCTGAAAAGGCTGCCGTGATTGCACAAACTTTGGAAGTTGCAATGTGGCAAGGTGACACCGCTTCAGGTAACCCTAACTTGAACCGTTTCGATGGATTCAACAAAATCATTGCTGCCGCTTCTCCTGTATTGGCGAACGCTGCTCCAACAACTTTCACTTCAATCACCGCTGCGAACGTAGACGATATCTTGGATCAAGTTTACGCTAACATCCCAGCTGCCGTTGCTGAAAAAACTGACTTGGTTTGTTTCGTAGGTATTGACGTTTACAAGTTGATGTTGGTTAACTTGAAAAATGCTAATTTGTTCCACTACGTGGCTGACGCTGCAAGTGCAATGGAGATGATCTACCCCGGTACAAATATGAGAGTAATCGGTGTAGGTGGTTTGAACGGAACTAACAAAATCGCTGCTGGTTCTTTGTCAAACTTCTTTATGGGTACTGACCTCATTGACGAACAAGAGGAGGTAAAAATGTGGTATAGCATTGATAATAACGAGGTACGTGTTCGTTTCACTTTCAAGGCTGGTGTTCAGGTTGCATTCCCTGGCGAAATCGTTTACTTCACACTTTAATTTTTTAAATAATGGCTTGTTTACTCACACAAGGATTCACTCTTGATTGCAAAGATGCAGTTGGAGGAATCAAATCAATCCACTTGATAAGTTGGGTTGATTCAAAATTCACCGTTGCAAGTGGTGAAGTAACTGCCACAACCGTTGCAAG